CTGCTAAACAAGCAGACCAGCTGAATGTATTACTCAATCAAAACCCTCCCGAAAAGTGGGTTAAAAAGCATCCATTCATTAAAGATTACAACTATCTACCAATTGACAAAGTAGAATTTCTTTTGAAAAGAATTTTTAGGTTGTATAAAATTGAAGTTTTAGAAACCAAAACTATTTTAAATACAGTTTCAGTATCAGTAAGGGTTCATTATTTGCATCCAGTGCTTAATGAATGGCTTTACCATGATGGAGTTGGAGCGCAAGAAATTCAAACCACCAAAGATAGTGGATCTTTAAAACTAGATATGTCCAATATCAACAGGGGTGCTATTATGATGGCTTTGCCGATTGCTAAAACAATCGCAGTCAAAGACGCCTGTGACCACTTTGGCAGGCTGTTTGGTAGCGATTTAAACCGCAAAGATACAGTTGAGCTAATGGCAAACGAAAAGCTACAATTATCAGCTTCTATTGAACTATCAGACCTTATAGAACTGTTTGAGATTAAAAAAGATTCGTTATCAAAAGAGGAATTGACTAATGCCGAGCGGATAATTAACTCAAACGAAAAGAAATCATTTTTAAATTTGCATAAAAAATTACAAACATTATGAGAATAGGTAACTTAACAAGCTCCGAAATTTATAAAATTATCGGCAAAGGCAAAAGTGGAAATGAATTTAGCGTTGGCGGTTATTCCTATATAGAATCAAAAGTTTTTGAAAGGAAGTTAGGCAAATCACTTGCAACTGAAAGTAATGCAAAACCACTATTATGGGGTCGTATTTGCGAAAAGCATTTTTTTGAAAATAGTGGTCGTATTGAGTACACTCCATTAATGAACGAGCCTATACACCACCCTTCAATAGAATATTATGCTGGCAGTCCAGACGCATATAAAGGTGAAGATGTGGTTTGTGAATTGAAATGCCCATTTACTTTGCTTTCATTTTGTCAATTAGTAGATCCGATTGTGAAAGGGTACACAGGATTAGATGCAATAGATATAATAAGAGACACCCATACCGATGGCGAAAAGTACTACTGGCAAATGGTAAGTAACTCCATACTTTCAAATCGTAAACAATGTGAATTTATAATTTATTGCCCTTATGAATCGGAGCTTAATTCAATTAGAACTTTAGCTGAAGAACAACCACTAGAAGAATTAAGTAGCTTTTACTTTATTTCCACAGCATCCGATAAAGCTTTGCCCTGTTTGCCTAATGATGGATTTTATAAAAACGTCTATTCAATAACGTTTACGCCTTCACAAGAAGATATTGATTTATTAACTAAAAAAATTGAGCTATGCAAAAATTTAATTTTAAAGGAGAGCTAATAAAGTTAGGATTAGATACCTTCCTAGTTGACCAGTGGATGTTGATTAGGATAAGTCGAAATAATTCTGAACATGCTTTTAATTTATTTCTAAGCGAGCTTTCAGAATTTGCACCCGAATACTGGAATAAAATTTTAGCTTATATAGTTAAAAAAAAGTGGATTGGGTTTAGAGCTAAATGGATAATGAAAGCCGAAAAGAAAACTGTTCAAGAGCAAAACGAAGATATTTTTTCTAAAATATTAAATAGTCAAATCTAATTTAATCAAACATTTTTATTGAATAAATTTGTAATTATGAAAATAGTTTTTAGATTTGCATATTATTAATAACTAAAACAAAAAAAATGAATAACGTAATTGAAAACCAAAAGTACTTACAAGCAGTACATGATGATCTAGTAGCTAAACTATTTAGCATCTTTAGGAATGAGAATATTAAAGTTAAAATTCAGATTGATGAATTGTCTAATTCTGACCTAATAAAGTTTGCTGACTTAGATGATATACTCAAGTGCGATGACTTTAATATTGCAGATATTTTAGACAACAAATATGAATTGGTTACCAAATACCACATTAACAAACAATAATTTTTAACAAAAAACAAAAACCAATGATTTTATTTATTACAATTTCGATTTTAGTAGCCGTTGCAATTGCACGCTATACATGGGTATTAATCAATAATGAAGCTGACAAAGCTCCTTACTATTCTAATGAAGATAAACGGCTTAAAATTAGCCATACTGCTGATTATAGTGGGAGGAGCATTAGGGTTGTTAAGTAACGGTTTGCAGATATTAGTAGTAAGGGAGCGAGGCAGTGAGCTTTAAAATGGGTAGCGTTGTGTACAGACGAAAGTTAATGACTGTTTTTCTACCACCCCTTATTACTTATATCGGTAAACGGCTATGCTTAGTGCCGATTTTAAAATACTAAGCTAATTATTAAAACAAAATTTGATATGGGAAACACAGGATTATTTAACGAAGAAGGTAAGGCATTGAGTATAGCCGATGTTATGGCTATTTTGCCTCCAATAACTTTTTTAGAAAAAGTAAATAGAGTAGAAGTGATTGACCAAAATGGAAGAAGCTATGTTAATTGGAAGCCTAGTAACAGAACAGAACTTAGTTTTCAGGACGATGGTAAGACATTGAAAGTGTTTATTAGCAATTAGCCATAACTTATATATATAAGCAACAAACACAAACTGCAATGCAAACAATATCAATACAATATAGTTTGAAGTGGGAATTTAAATATTACCCAAATTACAAAATTACATCTTGTAAAAAAGTTGTAAATTGCAAAACTGGTAAAATAAAAAAGCAATGTTTAAATGGAGGTAGTATTGGTTATTGGATTTCTAAGACTTTTATTCCTAAGTCAAAACTTAATGATCATATCGAATTAATAAAACAATGCCTTGAACTTCCATTTTAATTAAAAAAGTTTTATAGTTTTACATAACCAAAAAAAATTATGAAAATTACTGATTATGTTAATAAGTATCCAAAATTAGATACCGAATCAATATGTGCTTATTCTCGCAGAATTTCGGAGATAGCATTTGTTGATGGTGTATCAATTTTGCCATCATCAATTCGACAAAATTTTTATAGAAACAAAACAAAATGGCAAGCAACTCAAAGAAAAATTGGTAGGAATGGCGAAGTTATTTCAACTGTTGAAAAAAATATTTCAGAAATAATTCCATTTCCAGAAAACTTTGAAATTAAAAGAATATCAACCAACCTCAACACTCACCAACAATGGGTAATTGCAGAACCTGATAAAAATCGTGAGATCAGTATTGATGAAATTAAACAATGTTTAAATGAGTTAGATTATGATAAGATAAATAAGGTTTACAGTAAACCAATAAATGTAAACTCTGACAATATATTAAGAATAATTATTACAGATATTCACGTTGGGATGGAGACTAATGAAGATGGGAACGGATTATATGGTGAAATTTGGAATGAAAATGTTTTAAGCGATAGAGTAGATGTTATTTTAAAAAAAGTATCGTTATTTGTCAAATTTAAAAAATATAAAGAAATACATTTAATTAATTTAGGTGATTTTATGGATGGGTGGGATGGTCAAACGGTTCGCAAAGGTCATAACCTCCCACAAAATATGGACAATAAAAAAGCATTTAAAGTAGGTTTAAACTTCTTTGTTGATATTTATTCGAGGTTATCAGCATTCAATATAAAAGTAGTTATCCACTCTATTACTAATTCTAATCACTCAAATGATTTTGATTATATAGTCAATTATTCAGCTAAAGAAATTTTAAAAGCTAAATATCTCAATATTGAATATAACATTTACCAACGCTTTATAGGTCATTATATTGCTGGAAAACATTGTTTTATAATTTCGCATGGCAAAGATGCTAAAAACCTAAAATTTGGCTTTAAACCAATATTAGATTCAAAACAAAAAGACAAAATAAAAGAGTACATTAAACATCATAATCTCGAAAATTATTATTGTACTTTTGAAAAAGGTGATACTCACTTACAATTAATAGACTCGATGTCTATGGATGGTTGCGATTATAATAACTATTTAGCATTTTCGCCAGCGAGCGAATGGGTACAAACTAATTTTTCAAAAGGTCGTTCAGGATTCAATATAATGGATGTGAATCTAAATGAAAACGAAAAAGGATTAACTACATTTTACTTTGACTGGCAAAAACCAAAAGACTATGACTACGGAATGTAATTATGTGTGGATATTTTATGTTGAAGACGATAGTGGAGAAAGGATAAACATAACAGTTATGAGCGATAACTATGTGAATGCGGTAAATAAAATTAAAGCAATGGGCATTCCATATTTAAAAACGTGGACTAATATAAATGACGCTCTTAAATTAGCTGAAATTTACGAAACCGAAACCGATGAAGAGTTTTTATCAGATTAATACAAAAACTTACCAATAACAAAACCAACAACAAAGCCACCAACTGCTGAAGCCGGTGCTATAATCCATGTTTTAATCTTTGATTTCCTAAGTTCTTTTTTAGCTGATTTTTGAAGGCTTTTATAATCTGTAGCCTGTTTGTCTACTATGGACTGCATCGCTTGTTTTTGGGCATCTAATTCGATTATTTGACGTTCTAATATTCCTATGTATGTTCTGTGCTCAATAACATTAGCACTATCTAATAAAGATAGGTCTTTAGCTTGTTTTAGTTCATGCTGTAAACTATCATGCAGAAATACACAATTGTCAAATGCCCTACCTAAAGAATCTATTGACGTTGCTTTGACGTGCGGAGTCAGTAACAATAACACGCTCCATAGGCTTATAAGAATTAATTTTTTCATATTTCTTTTTTTCTAGTTCTTTTATTTTGCTATCGATTTTTTTAAGTTCTATTTCCAGACTATCAAACTTTTTTTCACTTTCTTTTATGATGTACTTTTCAACTTCAATTATTTGAGGCTCTGGAGTTGGTTTAGGTTGCAATCCGATTAACATTAAGCCTATTAAGGCGAAGAAAACCACTAAACCTACACCAATATACTTATACTTTAAATTCATAGCTTAAATGGCTTTAAATTCGCCAGTCAAAAAATAATGCTGTTCCGATTTTCTTCTACGTTCTAAACCCTTTAAAACTATCATTTCGCCTGTCTTTGGATTGCGAGCCTTGCACCATTTCATAAATTCTAATGAAGCCCCAGCCCTATCGCCTTTATTGAATAGTCTTAATAAAGTTGATTTGGTAAAATTGCCAACGCCCACGTTATAAGCAAACGATGCCATTGAATCTATTTCTCTAGGTAGTGGATTTATGTTTTTATTGACATTGCCTAATACATGACTTTTGAATTTAGTGAAATCTATATCCAATAAAGCAAGTGCCTCCGCTTCATTTTTTAGTGAATAAGGTTTAACATCATTAGCCGTTGATGTATGTGTAAAAGGGCGGTTATTTACTGGATTAATAATTACGTGACCATATCCAATAGTCCAGAAGCCAGCCGGGCATAGTTTAGGCTGCAATCCTATTTCTTTTAAATTTCCATCGTGAAGGCTTTCAAAGTGCTTTACTAATTGTAATATGCTACTCATCTTTTATTTTTTTTCTTTATAAATATACTTTTAATCCATTCAATACTCTTTGGTGGATTTTTTAAAAACTTAGTAAAGTAAAAAGTAATTAACACAGTTAACAATGCTTTTATAATTGTTATTAAAAGTGAGGTCACCATCAAAAAAAAAAGCCCTGTCAAATCACTTTGATAGGTATTGAAGATTTCACTTATGCCGACTGCTGAGCCTGCAATAAATGCAAATACACTTTCTACGTTATTATCAAAGTCAAGGCTATAATTATTAAATCCATTAAGTCCGTATCGCCAGCAAAGAAAAACAAAGCCAATAACTTTAATAAACCAAAAAAATTTTCCTACAATCTCCATCCTTGTTTATGTTTTAAATATATAAATAGTATTACTGTTAATGCCATTGGGAACTCGTACCATTGCAATAAAGCTCCAAAGCCCATAATTTCATCGCACAAATTATAAATTGATATTGCAAAAAAACTTTCTGTGACCCAAGTTTTATTTCTAAATGGAATTGAAAAGCAAATTAATGCAATATCGAAGCTAAACCAAAATGCTCTTTCGGCTAAATATTGATTCAAAAAATAAGCTACTGAATTTGTGATTACAAATATAAATAGGCAAACCCATACACCAAGTTGAAATATATTAAATGCCATTGCATCTGTTAGCTTTGCATCTAATTCACTATATTTATCCCTCCACCACTTCATTATCTGTTTTTTTGTCTTTAGCAATTTGAAAGGTATTAAACCCTCCATAAGTGAATAACAAACCCGATAATATTAGCACGTCATTTACATCAATTTCTGCGCTACATTTCCAGCAAAATTGACGACCTATGTAGTAAAAGAAAACCATGCCAACCCCAAGCGAAAAGGATATGAAACGCTCTATTTTCTTTGATGAAAAATAGCTTTTTTGAGTGCTAAAAGTTAGCAAGGTTTGATTTATAAATTCTTTGAATGTCACTATTGTTATTTTAAATTTATTTGAACTTCATAACCTAACTGCTCGTATGCTTGTTTACCATATTCTAAAGATGTTTCAATACTTTGTAACTCTCCTTTTTGCAATTCTACAGTAAAGCTACCTTGCTGAACATTTGTAGACAATGCACTTGCTTTACTTTCAAATGCTGATTTACTAGCATAGGTTGCAACTGCAATTTCTAATGTTTTACCATCTGCTCTTCCAGCAAATTCAATTCTTCCGTAAACACTTGGCACTTCAATTTCTGTTCCTGTAATTGTGATTTTGTTTTCTTCTGTTGCTTTAATAACTAATCCCATAATTTTGATTTTTATTTTTTATTAATATTTTTTATGCTAATAATCCTTGTGCTTTTAATGCCGCCACCACTTGTCCCATTGTGTAACCTCCATAGGTTGCTGAATCGTCAACTATTAGTGAAGTGTTTGAAACAAATGCCGCTGCAACAACTGCTGTTGTTTCTTGATATACTTTTACTATTGCTCCATTCTCTGTTCTAAAATGTGGTGCTGCATTTCCTGCTGTGATGTCGGCTGAGTATTGTTTATATCCATCCGTTATTGATGCTGTTGGTGCAGTTCCATTAGGGATGTAAATAGTATGGCTGTCAGCTACATTTTCCGTTGGTGTACCTATTAGAATATTAGACTTTCCTGTGATTGATGCCCTTGTTGTTGGAGCAGAATTATTATAATTTAAGTCAAAGTCAAATTGACAATTTTGTAACACGCCACTTCCGCCAAGATGCGTATGTTTCATTTTTAATACACCTCCAATATTTCCGAAAGAACTTCCAGTCCATGTATTTGTAAATGCCATACCAGTACTTCCATTAAGCTGTGAATTAACTGTATCTAATCTTAAAGCAATTCCATTAATAGGGGCTCCGTTTGTTTGTATATCTAATCTATATGATGCAGTTGATTTTCCTAATGCAAGTTTTGAATCAGAGCCATTAGCCATCCAAGAAGTTCCTTGAATAACACCCGTTAAATTCCATTGATTCCCAAAATTATTACCTACATATAATCCATTAGCTGGGTCAAATTCAGTATAATATATAGAACCCTGCATTCTTGTCTTGCCATCACCTGTTGATTGAATGGTATTAAGTGTATCCGCACTATTCCTAACTCTAAATGCTATATCAGTAGACAAAGCACCTTGCGCTCTTACATCAAGTCTTACTGTAGTCGCTGGCGTTGCTCCTACTCCTAACCGCTTATTGGTATTGTCCCAAAATAAATTTGAATCAGCTCCAAACGCCCCTCCATTGTTAAATTGAATTTGGCCAGTTAAGCCAGATGGTGATGCACTTATTACTAAATCTGTGCTTCCTAATAATGTATTGCCATTAACAGTTCTAATATTAGAGCCACTTACTAAAGTATTTTGTTTGCCATTAAAAGCAGTCCAATCGGCTGAACTCAAAGCCCCTCTGTTTGCTGCGCTTGCAGTTGGTAAATTAAATGTATGCGTTCCCGTTGCTGAATTAATTGCAAAATCAGTCCCGCTTGTACCTACTGATAAATTTTGCACTTGGTCAGTTAATCCATTTAAAGCTGTTATACCAGTTGAAAATGTAGTAATAACTTGGCATAAGTGATTATTTTCTGTGTGCAAAGTAATCGTGCGACCGCTATTGTTTACGTATATCCTAACTGCTAACCTATCGGTTGCTAATAATGCTGTTTGTGGAACTGCTAAAGCACTTATATATAAGTCTATTGCTGTACCTCCAGTGATGCCTTCAGGGGTTGCTGAATTAGACGCAATTAAAGATAATGTCGTTCCGTTCCATTTGTATAATTCAAGATAAAATGAAGGCGAACCGCCTCCACTTGATGCGCTAAAATAAGTTTCAAAGTTCCAATTACCCGCCGGTATCTCTAATAAATTTGGGACATTTGCATCCGTAATAAAAGATTGAATATATCCGTTTGTGTTTATAGTAAAATCAGTTCCTGCGCCTAAAATTGGTACTCTATCCATTTCTTTAAATGCAACTCCGCCAAATGTACCCTGACTTACCGAGCCATTCAAATAAAATGATTGGGAAGCCCCTCCACCTGTTGACGCTGGGAAGTTAGCAAGGCTACCATCACCTCTTACATATTGACTAACTAATCCTGCACCCGTTACAGCTATATCGCCACTTGAAGTTATAGGACTATTTGCAACCGTAAACGCACTTGGCATAGTCAATCCTACTGATTCTACACCTCCGCCTGCGCCACCGCCTCCAGTACCCAAAGTTAAATCATTAGTAGTAGTTGCACTTATTTGCTTAGTCGTAAAGTCTATATCTATAACTATCATGCTACGTCTATTAATTCGCCAATTAAAATATCAGTCATAGTTAATTTTTTACCATCTATAAAGTCAGGGTTTGTTAGGTAAACATCAACTTGACAATATAAACGACCATTAGGAACTTTGTTAATGGACTGCCTATTCAAAGTTGTAACGGCTTGCGTTGGTGGGCTCCCTACAAAATCAACTTCATTGTTTACAAAACTTTTAAAGCTCAAAACATCGTCTTTTTTTTGGTAAAATATAACTTGCAAATCTATTACGTCTGAATAGTCAATTACAACTCCATCTATGTTTAGATTAAGTGTAACTAATTGGTCTGTATTTTTAGGTATTTTATCCATTTGCTCCTATTATTCTAAAGTTTAAACCACGCTTTAATTTTGGTGTGTTGCATTCAGTTGAACATTCGTATTTTATTCCATCAAAAGTCCACTCAACTGATTTTCCATATACTAATAATTTATTCAAATATCGACCGCAGTCCGAAGTCACTGCATTCAATAATTGAGCTCTTGATTTATCAGTAACTTGACCGAAGCCCTCTTGATTATATTGCTCTAATCCCCATTGTGTAGCGTGCATTCCTAAGTATGGAAAATAATTTTTTACACTTGAACTAATTAAAAATTTCTTAGCATAATGATGCCAAAAATTCATAAGCTCAAATAGCTCCCATTTGTTTGTTGGCGGTGCCTCATTTGTACTTACTGCAGTTGCTATATAATAACTATTATCAAAAAAAACTTTATCTCCTATTGCATACGTTTTAGTGGCACTCCACTGCTTTATATTTAGTTTTAGTTGCACTTCTATTGCATCTACTAAATTAGGGCATAAATTAGCCTCTAAATCGGTTTCTTGAGCTTTTAAAACCTGTGGTATTATTTGACTCGATGCTGTGTTTGGTGATATAATCCCATAAATAGGAGTAATATCAGTTAAGCTAATAAATGGATAATCATTATTGCGCATTGTCAGTAGTTGTATTTATGATTAATTTTTTAGCTCCAAACTCGCTTATAGTCCAGTCAATAGAATTTCCATAAAAGTCAACAAACATTTGAGTAATTATTCGTTGAATAGGATTAACAGATTGTTTTAAGATGTCCATTGCTTGTTGAATGGCTTTATCATTGCCTAATACAGACGCTTCTGAATATCCTAATAGCACAGGATGTACGCTCCATAGCTTACAAACTGCACGTTCTATAATATCTCTCTTAGCATTGCTAGCCTCCAATATTGGTTTAGGGTCAAAGCCTGTATAAGTAGGCACTTGCTCAGCTGTCTTTACAAAGTTTACAAGCAAACCAAATCTTGAGCTTAATCCATCTGAATTTTTCTTTAATCCAGTAAATGAAGTTAATCCATCCGAAATTCTATCTTCTTCGGTTTGCCCTGTTTCATCTTCGCTAGTATTATCAACACCTACGAAGGTCATAACACCACCCAAAACAAAGCCATTTAAAACGGCTTCATAATCCATCTTGGATATTTCTGCTGATGTTTTTATATCTTCTATTGAACTCAAATAATCTGGCAAAGAATAAATAGAACTATCAAATATGTTACCATCATTACAGTAATATATTTCACCATTACCATCATATTCAATTATATTATCTTGTAAGTCTTCTAGGGTTGCTTGGTACCCTACAAAGTTTTGATATTTTACCCATGTGTTTTTTTCTACTTTATCAGTTCCGATAGTTGGATTATATAACCAGCTTTTACCATCTAAACCACGTCTTATTTTTTGATTTGGGAATAATGTAATAGCCTCAACTAATCCTAATCCATTTCTTTTTATGTGCAAAAAAGCACCATTAAAATAGGCAAATGCTAAAGCAATTTTTCTAAGTATTAAATCTGCGGTTTCTTTGGTTTCATTATTCACAATTTTACTTGAAGCTATTGGACTTACGAACCCATCCGCCTGTACATAGTCGCTATATTTTTTTAGTGATTTTTTAGCTACACCACTATTGTTGATCGCTTCTATTAATTCAAGTGGTAAATTATCATTATGCCCAAATTTATAATAGCTATTTCCACCATTATTATTTTCCTTTGTTTTCGGTAAAAGATTTCTAAAAACTTTTGCTAAATTCATGTTATATGCTTATAATCTACGTCTTTGTTTTTTATAGTGCTAAACCCTTTAGGATGCGTAACTAATTTCTTTATCGGCTTGATGCAAACATACTTATTTTGAAAGTCAATATATACAGCATCTGTTATTTTTTTAGCCATAGAAATTGAATTAATTAATTCATCTACATAATCGCAATTTACAATGTAAGCAAAAGCCCCCCAAGTCATAACTTGTTTTGTAAAATCTAAGTTCATCGGTTGTGGTTTACGACCAAAGGAACCGCCTAGATACATGATGCAAAAATTATCAGGTGCTTGTTTTAAATAGTAGTCTAATTTATGTGCAAATCCATTATCAAATAAAATGTCATCTTCAAATATAGCTACATGTTTTGCTCCAGTGCTTTTAGCCCATTTCAAAGCTTTTAAATGACTTTGCAAACAGGCGTACTCGAAGTTAGTAACTCCATGTATAGGACTTGTTAAGTTAAGTCCATCAACGGCTTCTATTCTTTTGATTTGGCTGGTCTGCCCTTTTTCTTTTTCTCCACTTGTAAAGAGTCTACCCGCTTGTTCTCTACAGCTGGTAATGAATCGCTCTCTTCGGTCGGCACTTCGTTTAAGGTTGATGTAACAGGCGTGTATTGGTGTTGAAATTGCTTTTTTTTTAACTCAACTATTTTACGCTCAACAAAGCAGTGACCTTTTCCTTTATCGGTAGCCATCTTCACTAGCTCGTCATTAATGTTATCTTCATTAATTAACAGGCGTGTGCCTTTGTCATTTTTAAAAACAATTTCAGAAAGTCCATCTTTTAGTTGCCATTTGCATAATTTAAAATCACTCATATAATTATTATTTTGGTTATAAATTTACTTTAATTTTTTGAATATTATCTGATATGTTTTGCAGTTCTATAATTTCGTATCGCATCGAATTTAAACCGCTTTTTTGCCATAGTTTATCTGTTTGCTTAAGTATGTTCTTATTTGAATCATACATGGCTGTAATGGGCTGTTTCTCGTGATTTAAAGATTTATATCTGTTTAGTTGCATATCTACTTTTACGTTTGCTAATATAGTGCGTTTGTAGAGGTCATCATCTTCACCTCCCCATCCCCAATAGCTATTGCTAAATCCGTTACAAGCTAAAAATGAAAGAGCATCAAACATAACCACACCTCCAAATAAATCTGCATAAGGTTTTTTATAGTTAAATTGACTACATAAACCACTTAAATGGATTGCGCCCTCAACATATTGATTGTAGATATTTTTATTTTCAGCAATTAAATCCACATCGTGAAAGCAAACTATATCATCTTTACACTCATTAAATCCAATGTTCATAAGTTTTCCACGATTAAATAACTTTCTTTCCTCTTGTTCTACAATAAGTATATCAAATTCTGAATATTCTTTTAAAAATACTTCTAAATTTTCGGGTCTGTTTCTGTATGGTACTATTATTTTCATGGCTGCATTTTTTGAATTATAGCCCACTCAATACATTTATTAATTCTTTCAGTTTGGTCTACATCCTTATCGTACATTCTACTATACCAACTGTGAATCAACATAGGCTTTTTGTTTACATTTATTATTGTAGACGTTCCATCGGTGCTATCAATATCAGAAAATTCAGCTGATGAAAAGTTTTTAAACATCCAATAAAAAAGCCATGCAAAAGGCTCATCAAGATTATAGTTAGCTTCTATTTCTTTAATCAGATCAAAGTCTATAATATCATTAAAACTATTATACTTTTCTTTGATTGCATCCACATTAAATATATTGAAAAAAGGGTTTGCTGTGTACTTAGATTTGTTTCGATGTGGGATTAACCCACCTCCATCTGGAACGCCTGCATACACCCACCCATTGCGCTTCATTTGATTAATACAAACGTCTATTAGGTTTTCATTTATTATAAAACAATCTTCATCTACATTAACAACCCATCCGCTTTGTGTTTCAAAAATCCATTTCAAATAATTAACAGCACCTTCAAATCCTTTGAACTGCTTACATTGGATAAATTCGTTTTCGCTACTCAAAAATGATTTAGCAATTTTATACAGCTTTTCATTTTGTGACCTGGTTACTATTGTTTTTTTCATAAACGTTTTTTTATAAAATCACACAATTCATAGTTTTGCTCTTTCTCAAATTCCACTAATGCAAGTTTCAATAAACTAACTCTTTTATATTCATCTCCATTAATGTGCTTACGATAATACTTTGAAATTCTGAAGTAAGCCTCCGTTATGCACATAGAGCATTTAATATCTATTCCTTGATTATAAACTAATTCATGATATTTATTAAGTTGTTTAATATCAACTTTATCAATTGAATAATTTAAAACATTTTCTTTTATTTCATCTAATAGCATAACGCAAAAATAAAAAAGCCCACCAAATTAATGGTAGGCTCTTTCAAGTATTTATTCACATTTATTCTGTGATTACGTCTAAGTATGCAATTGTTGCCGTTAAAGAGCCACCAACTAGCATCATATCTGGCAAAGATGATTGATCTCCGCTGAATGTAGCTGTGATACCGAAGTCATCTTGTAGTGCAGTTCCTGTACTTCCACTTAATGCTGACATTTCAAGACCTTTTTCAAGTCCATAAATTTCAACATTGCCAGCTTCCGTTTCATAAATTACAACTACATCGTCTTCATTTAATAGATTTTTAACTAAATCTCTTTTTTCAGGTGTATCACAAAACATCTTTACCGTTGCATTGTGTTTGATAAGGTTTACATTATCACCAAATACGCCTTCAAAAGCTCCATTGTGAGTGTATGCTTTTCCAGTTATTGTGATTAGCTTATAATCTTGTGATGAAGAATCTTCGCCTAATACAAGTGTATTAACATAACCATTTGAATCTTTAGTAGTGCTATCAATTCTACTTAGTGTTGTTAACCAAAGTCTTTTATTAACGCCTGCTGTGGCATTTTTCGCCTCACAGGATAACCCTATACTTCTCAGGGTTGGGATGCAATTTTCTGCGCTCATTGTTTTTTATTTTTTTATTGTTTAGAAAAAGGGGTGTCGCCACCCCCCTAACCATAAATGTTTAGAACCCTGCAATTACGTTCAAGTCACCAAACGCATAAGTGTAATCTATCATTGCTGATAAATTAGATTTCAATAAATCTGCATCTGCATCATATCTAGGCTCAATTTCCATAAACCCTTCGCCATCCAAAACAACAGCATGGTTAGATGGTATTGTCAAGATTGCTCTATGTGGATTTACTGTTGACGCTGGCGAACCAGTTGAATCATAAGTTGCTATTGCGCTATCAAGTAAAGAAAGTTCTATAATAGGGATGCCATTATAAGATAAATCAGAAACTCCATTTAAAATTGAAGCTCTATCAGGCGTACCGTTTTGTAAACCTGTACCAATTTGCAAGTAACGTCTCCAAGCTCTACCTATTGAAGCTGTTACAATAAATGCTTTTGCCGAATCAGGTTGTCTAAACAATAATTCACTTTGCGCTTGGTAAATTGTATTCATAGTATCTTCGATATTAGCTGGCAATAGGTCTGTGCTTGTAATAGAACCAGCATCAACTGTCCCATCTACATTAGCCACACCTGCAGAAAGTTTTGCAAACACTCCATCAATTCCACTTAACCAAGTTGTTGTTGAAGTTTTATCCGACATAAACAAAGCAGTCAACATTTGAGTATTAGCGTTGTTCAATTGCTCTCTAGTTATAAAATCCAAAACTTCTGGAACTTGAGTCAAGTCACCTTTTTTAGCTCCATTTGGTAAAGCATCTCCATAAATAGATTTCAACAAAACTGAATAACATTGTGAAAGTGAAAAGTCAAGTTCTGCAGGGTTTAGGTTTTTCTTTACAAAACCATTTCCAGTTGCATAAGTCCATCCGCAAGTTGTTTTTAGCGTCGGCTCATATACGGCTGGCGATTTGAGATAAATATCTCTGCCTATTTTTCCAACATAATAGTTGAAAGGTAAAGCGTTTACTTTGATTTCTTCAATTAACGGCTCGAACATTACTTCATAAGCAAGTGAGTTGTTAGTTGGCATTGTGGTGATTATATTTCCCATTTTTCTTTTTTTTTAAATTTTATTTTTTAATTATTTATTTTACTTTTTTATCTCTAAATGCTTTTAGTGCTGACATTGCATCTTTTGGAGCTTCTACGTTTGAGTTGTGGTTTGCTTGGGTTCCTGTTACTTTTGTATTTTTCCCAGTCACTACCATATTTTCAAATGCTTTTACTTTTGATGCCAAAACTTCGACATTACTTTTAGTTTCATTTAGGATTGTTTCTTGTTTTGCTACTAAAGCATCTTTCTCTTCTAATTGAGATTTTAATGCCTCAACTTCAGCTTTCAAAGCATCAACTTCGGTAGTATCTTCAACTGATTTAATTTCAGTTATAACACCATCAACAGTAACAGCAATAGATCCGTCTGATAATATGTGTTCTGCATCTGGCACTTTCTCAACCATTGCCTCATCTAAGTAAAGCACAATCCCTACGCTAACTTCATCTTCAGCAAAGTATATTACTGTGCCATCTTGTAATTCAGCTGTTTTGTTTTTGAACAAACGGCTTTTAATTTGAGCTAGTATTTTATTGATACCAGTCAATTCGGTTTCTAATTTTTGATTTTCCATTTTATTGTTTATTGTTTTTTTATCAAAGTAAGCTACTAATTTGTAGCGTGTGTAGGCTTCTATTTCTTTGCCTACTATTTCATCAACAAAGCCCCATTCTATCGCTTCATTTGCAGTTAGTGTAGTTTGCCTATCTAATATCGGTGTAAGCTCTTCAATTGATTTGCTAGTGATTTCAGAATAAAAGTTTTTTATTTTGTTTTCCGCATTTTTTAAATCTTGTGCTAATGCCTCCAAATCTTTCGCCTCCATAGCTTCGGGATAATTTGGCATCCAAAAGGGATTATGAACAAAAAACTCTGCATTTTTGTACATCCTCCTTTTCCCTTTTTTCCCAGCTTGGAATATTACAGTGGCTATTGAACCACACATCCCATTTACGATTGTATTAACCGTATATGGCAGAGTCATTAGCTTATCATATATAGCAAACCCTTCCGTAACCGAACCACCGCCACTATTGATATAAATATCCAATTCAACAACTTCTGAATCCAAAGCGTTTAAAGCCCCGTTCAAAGTTTCTAAGGTGTAGTTATAACCAATTTCTCCGCTTATGTGAATTTCTTTTTTCATCTCTAGTGCAAAAATCTATATATATTTACAATTATTATTTTTAATGGCTAAAAACAATTATTAATTATGGCTAAAAAAAGATTTCAAATAAGTAAACGAGAATTTATAAACCTATCAATAAACGTGGCTGTGATGATTGCAGTTGTTATTGTTGTGTACTTTTGTACATCGCTAATTGAATGGAGTTTAAAACTTTCTGATTGGTCAGCTGTTGGTAAGTACTTTGTAATCGTAGCGTCTTATTCAATAATTAAATCTTTACACAACTATGGGAGATAAAGGCGCACCAAAAAAAAATGAAAAAGAAAAGCTATATAAACAGGAGCGCACTGTTTTAAATAAATATTGGACTCACCAACTTGAAGCTATGGTAAAGATTAAAGGTACTGACAAATCAAAGTTTATTCGGGAGGCTATTATTGAGAAGTTGAAAAGTGAAGATTAATCCTAAAGCTCACTAACTTGAACCGACTTATTAACTCCATTCGTAAATCTTGTAAATTCTGAATATTCAAGTACTGGCGGTGGTATTGATCTAACTGCACTAATAACAGTTTCAGCCATTGCAACGCTATTCAAAGAGCTTTGAGCAGTTTGCCTTGCACTAAATCCGCCATCTGTTGTAGGTATAAACCCTGTGGCAAATCTACCCTTCCCAAATTGATAGTTTGGTTTATTGCCAACTGCTAACTCCATCATAGCTAATTGGTCTGAAAATGCCTCGGTAGCCTTCGCAGTCATTACACTTTCACCTCTTGATAACTTAGCATCTATATTGTCGCTTGTTGAAGTTCCAGGACCTCGTAAACCAATAACACCCTTTGCGAACTTTGGTGGCGGTGGTGGTTTTTGACTAGATATAATTCCAATTTGAGCCGCTGTTGTAGCAGCAACTGCAATCGCTGCAATAGCACCAGCAATAGGTCCAAGTTGTGATATTGCATTTATAACTCCTAAAGCACCACCTATAATAGCCTGCACTATTTGAACGGCTTTATTGACTTCAAATTGCTCTTTCTGAATCTTATACTGCTCCATTGCATATTTCTTATTCAGCTCTGCTATTTTAGCTTTCTTTTGTTCTTCATTAAGGGCGGAGGCATTCACAGCATCTATCTCGGAGTTTTTTTGATTTTCTATTGTTTGCAATCTTAATTCATAAATACTATTAATTGCCGACCCTATTTGAGATGCAACTTGACCAAATTGTTCTAATCCTTTTTTAGCTCCTTCTAATGAATCTGGATCTACCCCTAAAGCCTCTGCAACTGTTTTGTCTGTTGGTGTGCTTGCTTCTTTTCTAAGTTTAGCTAAAGCATTCTCAATAGCTTTTATGCCAGCTTCTTCTTCTTTAGTTATAACTCCATCAGCGCCAAAAAAAGCACGTGTTAAAGCAAGTTGTTCTTCAAGGTATTTTATTTGAATTTCTTGTTTTCGTTTATTTTTGTTTTCTTCGCTATCAACTGACAAATCAACTAAATCTAAATCGTTTTTTAGTAGCTTATCATTTAGTGCAACTTGTTTATTGAAAGTTTCTGCATCAATTGCTATTTGTTGGTCATTTACTTTTTTCCTAGCATCCTCAACTTGCTTTGCCCTTTCTTCATCAAACTTTTTCAAGGCTTGAATTTGTTGTTGACCTATTGATATTCTTAAAGCGATTTCAGCTTCAGTATTTCCCTTTACTAAATCTTGTTTCTTTTGAAAACTATCTTCCAATCTATCTCTTTCACTCTTTTGAAATTCATCTTCTAAAGCTAGTATTTGAGCGTTGTACTGCTTTAATTCCTGCGCTTCTTTTTCTCTTTGTTGTTTTAATAATTCAGCATTCTTTTTTGCCAATTCTTCTTGTTCACCATAAAGAATTTTATAGTTTTCTATTTCAGCCTTACGAATGCTACCTACTCCATCTGCCCTTGCTTTTTCAATTTTAGCCTCTAATAAACCCAATCTTTGCACCTCTTCGCCAGATAGCTGCTTATTTTTAAGTTTTAATTTTTCAGCATTAAATTCAGCTGTCGCATTTGCAACTCGTTTTTCAGTATTTTCATTTTCTAATCTTATAATTTCTTGAGCGGCTTTTTTCCTTGCATCAATATCCATTTTGGTATTTCTCAAAATAGTTGTATTTTTTTCAATAGCTAAACCATTTTTTTCAATTGCAACAGTAGAAGCCCCAATACTTCCCGTTAATTCATCTAATTGCTTAGAAGCTTCAAAACCATCTTTGCCAGCTTGTAATGCACCTTTTCCTAATTTCCCAAAGAATGCAAAAGGATTAGATATTGCAGTCGTTAGTTTATCGAAGTTAGTAACTGTATCAACTATTACATCTATGACAAATTGGAAGGCTTTATTAATCCCATCCAAAGCAAATGTAAGCTGGTCGGCAACCATTGCATTTGAACTAAAAATTTCTTTTAAAGCAAACAGTAAAGTAATAACACCGCCAATAGGATTTGCTGACAATACCATATTAACTCCTTGTTGAGCCGCTCCAAAACCTTTTGTAGCTGGGATTGCACTTGTAAGACCTCCAATAACAGATTGTAAACTTTCAGCATAATTACCAACGTTTCGCCTTGTATCTCCTAATGCTTTTTCTTGTTCTTTAAGCCTGTCATTTACTTTTTTTGCAACTTCAATTTTTTTATCAAGTGCTTTTCTTTCTGCATCCGTTGCAGCGGTTGTGTTTACTATTTCACCATAGAGAGCATTATAAAGTTTTCGATTTGTGGCTATTGAATTACTTTCTAAATCCATTAAATCGGTATTGGACTTAGTTGCTTTGCTAAGCTCATTAACTGCGCTTTTTTGGTTAGTCACAACCGTACTTAAACTATTATACTCTTTTTGCTGTGCTTTTAAAGTTGTTGTTAAAGCTATACCCTCATCGGTATTCTTTTTTTCTTCATCGGTTAGCAACGCCAACTGATCTTTTGTTTGACCAATAGCCACGCCCAAAACTTTCATTTGGTCAACTATCGGCTGTACGTTTATGGTGAATATTTCTGCTTGTGCCATTACAATTTAATTTTAATTAGTTCAACCTCCGCGCTATCATTAGTATTTAAGGAAGTCACTATTTTGTTAACAATATAATACCCATCTAATTCTTTTATGTACACAGGATTTTCGCCACTGAAATTAGCTATCTTATCAATTCCTAATCTCATGAAACACTTTATTATTATTGGTTTGTCATTAATTGCTTTCGAAATACTTGCATAAAAAATATTAAACAAATCATTGTCAAATCCTAAGTTAAAAACGTTTGCACTTTCAATAAAGTAGGTTGTAAAGTGCCTATTGTCTATCGTCGTGTATTCAGCAGATGGGAACTGCGTAACGCTATACCTAAAGTCGCCTGTATCCTGTCGCATCATAAGACATGGCATTTTTTCAGTCCGCACATATTCGTAATCTTTAAAGCAACCTATCCAAGCAACCTCAATTCCATTCGACCTTACTTGAGTTATGCTTGCATCGTATTTAAGTTCTATTTTCTTTTGCTTAAAAACTTCTGGCAACTCAATTTTTAAATCTGTTCCAACTGGCTTTGGGTATTGCATCCCATTTTCTCCATACTTTTCCATTTTTTCACCATACGAATACTCCCCTATTATATTATCAACTTGATAAAGTATTTGAGGCTTTTCTGTATAGTCCACACGACCACTCCAATCATCTGAATAAGCTACATTTGTGAAGTCCTTATATGGCTTTATTTTTACCTTATTTCTAAACTCATCAACTAATATAACACATCCGTATTTTAAACAATATTGTTTGATAAATTCAGCTTGTGTTATATCAGCTAATTGATTAGCTATTGTTCTATATGACAATCCTAAAGATTGCTCGGCCGTGCTTGTATATGTAGTTTCGTAAGTGCCACCAATTACAGCTAATTGCTCACAGCTAATTATCTCAATAGTAGCGTTTCTATTTTCTACGGCATCGGTAGCTGGCAAAGAGCCTAATCTTGTTTGAATCCATAGATAAAATCCAGTTAACTCTGTTTGCATTAAACCTGCCGTTGTTCTTTCTTTACATTCAAACTCAAATATTTCATCAACTGATTTCCATGTATTGTTAGCATCTAAATCTAAGTGATAAGGCGAAAATATTCCATTACCTGCTGTAATACCTAATGGAGTTGGCAAAACATTAAATCTAAATTGAACAGGATTATTTCCACTTACTCTACGATATTCAAATTTTACTCTAACCTTTACTTTGCAATATTCAGGAATTTTAAAGTAAGACTTACTATTAGTTGGTCCTTTTGGGTAGTTTGTTAATGTGCCATCGGTTCGGTAATATCTTTCATTTTGGCTTATTACAGAATCGATATAAACAAAAGACCCTCCAATAATAGAGCCTCCAATACTACTGATACTACCAAATTGAGACATTTTAAATAAAGCATTGTATCTTGAAAAGTCATCACTTCTTAAATTATTATTTGCGCCAACTGGAACTACTGGAACTCTATCGTTAAAATAATTTTCATTTAATATTACATTTTCTAAAGTATAGCCACTTTCGGTTATTATTTTGTCAACAAGATAATTCTCATTAATCATAGGCAAAAGCACACCCAAAAAAATAAGGTTATCGTTGTTAGGGAACCCAGCATTAGGGCTGTCCACTTGGCAATCAGTAACAGGATAAAGCAAAGGACTATTTATGTCATCATAAGTTGCAAGCTCAAATGTTCTCCAATGGTGGTTAAGGTGCTTTAAATTTAAGTCCTTTAATTCTTTTTTTTTAATCAAATCAAAAAATGAAGCAGATGTGTCAAATAAAGTAACCTTAAATCCGTAGTCACCACTTGAATTTAATATCAACTTTGAAAACTTCATGTCGATTCCGTCTGAAATCAACTGGCATGGTATCATAATGTAAGGTAAACCCGTATTACTCAAAGTTTGATTTGCATTCTCAAAGATAGCTTGGTTGTTTGCCGTTGGCGGTAAAGTGAACTGATTAGTTTTCGAGCCTAAGCGTTTACTTAAATCACCGACATTAGCAAGGTTATATTCTCCTTTCAAGTCTTGAGGCTCTATATCAGCAAGCTGACCTAATATATATAAGCTGACATTCATTACTGACTTTGAATGTTTACGCTTTGAGCAATTCTAAACCTGAACAGCCTAGTTAAATTCCTTTCATTAGAATCTAATACTATAAGGTCATTAGAATCGAATATAATAGGCGTAAATCGTGCGTTCCATCCATAATAGAATGGAATATCCTCATCATAATAAAACGCTTGTATTGCCGTCATTAAAGACTCTAATTTTTTGTTTTGATTTAAGTCAATAACTCCAGTGCTAACTGTCACTCCTTTATAAGTAGTGCCATTCTCAAACTTTCTTTGAATCCTATTTGAATCAATAAATGTTTTGTTAGCTTCGCTTTCTGTATCGTAAATATATCTTTTGCCAGTAAAGTAAAAGTTATCCCACCCCCCTTGTTTAGTTAGCCAAACAATATTAATACCTTTAAAGTTCGTACCACAATTATTGACGATTTCAGCCTGTGGATAATATTCATCTGACCCAAAAAATGAAAATTCAGAAACCCTAAGTCTAATTAAGTACTCATTACCGTCTGCATCTAATAGGCTAATCACATAAAATCCAAGTGGGCAAAAAAGAGAAACTAAAACATTTACTACGCTTCCAGTTATATCAGTTTGCAAAACTACACCGCTGGGTAAAGTACCATAAGTATTCACATCGGTTAAAGTTCCATTATCTGTTAACACCTTACCAAATCCGTAATTAATAGGGATTGCGTACACTATTGCCAAGCCTTGTGGCAAATCCCATGCGTACTCTATATCGAGTATTACAGGTGCATTATTAAGGTGTGTAATTGGCATTAAATTGAAATTACTCTATAATAAATTGTTACCGTTAAAGTTCCATCTCCATCCACCGGATTGGCTGTACTATTTTTTATAATTAACTCCTGGTTATCTATTAGTGTCACCGCTCCAATTGCCGATGTGCCGATTAAATCAGATGCACTTTCTAAAACTGTATCTGCAATAGTAGTTATTACAGCCTCCCCTAATTTTATTTCAATGTCATTGCCATCGGTATCATATTCTTCATCCACAAACGTATATTGATAAATAAGTTGAATGGGAACTATTACTCTATTAAGTCCTTGACTCGGTATTAATTCAATTGAAGTTGTAAACAAATCTAATATTTCAGCACTTGTAAGGGTTCTAGTTACGCTCATTATTGCATCGCTTGTACTAGCTAATGATTGCCATTGTGATCCATCATAATATTGAAGCTGTCCTAAGTCGGTATTAAATACAATTTGACTAACAATAGGAGTTAAAGCATTCACCTGTGATTGAGTTAGGCTAGCAATAAAATCCTCATAGCTATCCACTACATTATGGAGTTGAGTGATTACATCGGTATTGACCACACTGGTGGCAAATGCTGATGTTATTGCTGATTTAAGGGCGGTTTTTGTTAATACTGACATGTTTATTTATTTATGTTTATAAAGTCTGATTTGAAAGAATCGCTATCAAGTGAAGTGTCCACAATTGGTTTCACATAATAAGTTTTTAATTCATTAAATGGAGTGAAGATGCTTGCAAAATTCATAGCATTTGAATATATAACGTTATCCACCTCTTTTAAAGCTTTATACTGACCTATGAATTTAGCGTTTAATTCTTCACTTGTTATGGCACTATTTAAAGCATATCCAATAAAGTCGTAAGCTGTAGGTCTGCATAGTCGATAAGCATTTATTAAATTATAAGATAGATCACTTTGCAAATCTATTGAATCGAGCATAGGAGTTGGCAAATCAAAACTAGAGGCTACAAATTTAGCAACGTCAATTGTCATAAATCCATCGACACCGCAAACCATATTAAGCACTCCACTAAGTTTATAATCGTATTCTCTACCATCAAACTTTTCAGCTGTGGTTAAACCAGTGTATAAAAACCACTCCTGTGTAGTTGCAAATTTTGCTTTGCCAGTTAAAGTAATTGTACTTATATATTTTGTTTCTAAAATGTAAAATGGTAATCCAGTTGGATCTACTTCCTTAACCACATGAACTCCAATGTATGGAGCTGTGTCAATATAAATCAAATCACCTGCACTTAGGACGTTTGAGGTTCCCATAAAGTGACCTGCTAATAAAATTCCTGCATATCCATCCGTATCACCAACGAATATGATATTTTCGGTAGGCAAATCAAATACATAACGAATCGAATCATGTGCACTGCTCCAATTAGCTGGTCTTTCTTTTAGTGTATATACTTTACTCATTATGCAACTAATTTTAAAATCTCGCTTTCAATCTCCACTGTTAATAAATTCATAAATTCAGATTGCAAGCTGTCAACAAATTGGTCATTAAATATTCCACTTACTAAATCAGAACCGCCTGCTTTGTAAATTGTCGAACCTTCTTCGCCCATCTTTCTAGCTATTAGATAAGCTAAACTATCTTTACTAATATTATCACGTGGAACTATGCCCTTATCATCAATCCATTTTCTTATTACATCTTTTGGTGGTCTTTTACCGGGTTTTCTACCGTTTTCTAAATAATAAATATAGTCATTTCCTCTTATGGTTAATCTTGAACCGGTCACCACATAATCAATTGAATCAGCTAAATTTCCACTTGCATTTACCACGCTTCTAAAGCTACCGCTTGCGCCCTGCCTTTCGATTAGCTTAGTCTTTATCGCATTAACCAACGCTTCAGTTGCTGTGATGCCAAACTTTTCTAATATATCTTCTATAAACATACTTTACTAGATTTATAGTTAATGGTAAATGAAACGTTCACGCCACTTGTAACGGCTGAAAACAATTGAATAAACGGCTCAACTCTAAAGTTAGTGAGTTCGTAATTCTTTTGCTCTAAATTGTTTTTAAAACGCCTTGCTAAAGTATCAGCATTGTAGAGTATTTCTTCACGACCTTCAGTATCTTCATGCGGTGAATCTTGGAATATAAATGAAAGTAAGCAGTTAGGCACATTATCCACACCGCCATTAACAATCATAGTAACAGGATATAATCTAATTTGAGGAAGTGAAAGCATAGGACTATTCAGATTAACGTCTGAAACCCTGCCATGATAAAATGAGCCTTCTGGGTTAACCTCATTGGAGGCTGTCCTAATTATATCTACTAAATCGCTATACATAATGCAAATGTAAATCTAATTTAGGTTTGTTTATTTTATATGGCTAAATTAAATTAAACTCTTTTTTGAAACTTTGTTATATTTTTTTTCTTGATGAAAGAAAGCCAAAGCATATAATAAGCCTGCAATAGCATGGTCAAAGGCATCAACTGGAATACCAGCCTTTTTATCATTCCAAACAAAATTACTAAATTCTTTTCGGAGGTTATGGCTAGTCGATGTAATTATAATTTGATAGTCAGTTGCGGTTGGTATCATTTCGCTTGCCCCCTTGCAATAGTTATTACTTTCTTGGATGTTTAATCCTTTGCGCCTTAAATCCTCGACTAACCTATTTTGCTGGCCATGACTATCACCAATGATTAAATCGGTTTGTTTGGCTATCAATTGTTTGTTTCTGGTATATATGTCATCCGTTCCTAATTTACCAACTTCATAAAGTTCCTCATGTGCATAAATCTTTTTGTTCACTTTGTCAACTGCTACTTTGATTAATGTAGTAGGGTCAATTGCAAATCCATAATCTTGACCATAAACATAAGGTAGGCTATTATCAAAGTCTCCTGTGGTCCAGTTGGTGAAGATTGCGCCCTGTCTTGTTGCTCTTTCACCATTACCGTATATTTTCCACCAATACTCATTAGTTTGCCTACTTTCAATATCTTCAATTTGCGATTGGGTTAAAAATGGATTGTTTTTGTAGGTTGTGATTAACGGAGGGTATTTTTCGATGTACTGGTCGAGCCAATGTTCTAAACCTAATGCTGGATTATAATCGCAAATGATACGATGTCTAGTTCTTGGAAATAGCTGGTCAATTGTTTCTTGTGGGAACTGGTGCGCCTCGTTTATCCAAATAAAGTCACGTGACCTACCATGTATTTTTGCTGGAGTGTCCGCTCCATAGTAGCTGATCGTATTGCCATGCAAATTATAAGTGTGTTCGCTTTTATTGTGGTGCAAATCATTATACAAACCACATTCTAATAAAACATCCTTAAAGTCCTTCCAAGCTGTGGCTCTTAAAGCAGTAAAGGTATCACGAACTATATCAATATCTAATCCTGTGTAATTTTCACATAGCCAAATTAGGTAATAGATTACTGAATATGATTTTCCAGAACGAGTGCCACCTTGTAAAAGGGTTATCCGTTGGGACTTAACTTTTTTTTTAGAAACCGAAAGTTTGGATTACTTTTCATTGTCTTCTTCATTTAACCATTCTGGCAAATTCTTTTTACTCACCGAAACATCCATTGTTTGCCTTGCTTTCCCATAAGCCCTATCCAATAGCACTTCTGCAGCTCTTACATCGCCTTTAGCAGCTTTTGCTCGTAATGCCTTTAGTATTACTTCACCCGCTGTTATGCCGTCCTTTTCTTCGCCTAATACGTCAGCCAATAGCTTATCTAATTCGGGTAGTTTTTTAGGTCTGCCGTTTGGGTTTCCGCTTTCGCCTTTTTTGAAAGGTTTTAGGTTTTCTTTGTTCGGGTTCTTATTCATTGTTAATTCTCTGTTTTAACCCACTCCTTTGTAACGTCCTTTCCGTTCAATTTAATAGTCAGTTTCGGGTCAAGTTTAATCATTCGCTTTACTATTACATCTGCATACTTTGGGTCTAATTCCATTCCATAACATTTGCGGTTTAGTTGGTGGGCGGCTACCATTGTTGAACCACTACCTAAAAACATATCTAATACTAAGCCATTATCGGGGCAACTTGATTTTATTGCTCTTTCACATAATGGAATTGGTTTAGGTGTTGCATGACCTCCTTCGTCTCCTTGTCTTAAATGCCTTTCAAATTTCCAAACATTGTTAAAGTTATCGTGAACATTATTAAAATATGCACGAGTACTATAATATTCTTTTTTAAGTTCTTCGTATTCTTTTTTGAATCCTTCGTATCCTTTTGTTTTACTGTATTCTTTTAATGCTTCATAGTTTTCTTTTGTTGGAAAATTCCATTGCGATTTACTCCACCAATGGTTTACAGTCCTACCATCTTTATAACCTAAAGCAGTAGCAATTTTACCATCTGACTCATTAATTTTTTTTATTTCTTGTTCTAAATAAATTCTTATTGGCTCCCATTTATCAAAGTAATTATCTTGATTGTTATTAAAGCCTTGAACTCCACACATTACAAATAAGCACTTTTCATCTGCTATTGCATAGCTTCTTGTATTTTCTGAATTTTGACCTTGACCGTGTCCTTTATCCCAAGTTATTAAATTTCTAAACGTTGCCTTTTGGTCTGCAATATATGGCTTTAATATTTCGCTATAAATATCCATAAGCGGTTCATCAATACCCCAACAATACCAGCTTCCATTTTCTTTTAGGTGCATAAATTGTAAAGCAATCCATTCACGATTAAAATTTAATAAATCTGAATAATTTAAGTTATCATTTAAAACTCCTTCGTTTTCTTTTTTCATTCCATAAGGCGGGTCGTTGTGAGCCATATCAGCTTTACTCCCATCCATTAACTTTGCCACTTGGTCGCTATCTGTACTATCCCCACAAAGCAAACGATGCTCTCCTATTTCGTAAAGGTCGCCTAAAACGGTTATAGGTGTTTCTGGTGGTGTTGCATCAAAATCATCTTCTTCGGCTTCGATTTCTTCGGCTGTAAAGTCGGGAACGTCTAATCCCCAAGCGTCTAACTGCTCTGTATCCCATTCATTAGCCAAAGTGTCCCAGTCCCACTCTCCAAAACCAACATTATCTTTAATCGTAAATTCTTTTTTCTGCTCAATATTCCAATCGTCTGCCATTGTTATCCAAGTGTCTGGAATATCTTTAAATTTCAATTCTTGTAGGGCTTTTAGTCGCATATTGCCTCCAAGTGGATATAACATACCATCTGTATCTGTTACGCAAACAATAGGGCGTTTTTCAAGCATTTCGGGAAAGTCTTTAATAGACTGCACCAACTTTTTAAACTTATCGGTATTAATTAAACGAGGGTTGTTTGGATTTGATTTTAATTGACTTAGCTTCATAATTTTATTTTACAAAAATAACCTTTTTTTTTAATATTCAAACTTTTTTTTAGTTTAGATTAAAGTTGTTTGTGATGTTTATTCGCCATAAAGTCTTTCACGCTGTAAAATTACTTTTTGCCAGTTCCAATTTAGTAATTTAAATTCCTTTGATTTTGAAGTTAATGACCTTAGATACTCTTTTGTAATTAAACCGACTTTTTGAGTACTCTTTGACTTAATTTTATAGGTTGCAACCTCTGAGTTATGTATTCTTATGACCTTATATCCTTTTTGAGTTAAAAATTTATCCCTTTCTGCATCATACTCTTCACGTCCTATATGACTATCACCATCTATTTCATAAATAGTATTTCCGACTAAAAAGTCTACTATATATTTACCTATTACCCATTGATTTTTATACTTAATTTTTTTTGAGTCTAATTTATTTCTAAACTCTTTTTCAGCCTTTGTTGGGTTGAATCTCATGTTTTCGGCTCTTTGTAAAAGTATATCCCTCATTTTTACTTTTTTTCGACTTTTTTTATTTTCTTATTAGTTATTTAAGTATTAAAGTAGTTATTTGAATACTAAGATTAAATACTAGATTAATTGATTAGCTTAGAAGTTAGACCTTGAGTTTGACAATAGCCCCCCTTACCCAAACCTATAAAAAGTTTGTGTTTGAGGGCTGTCGTGATTAGCTTGTCAGTTGAGCCTTTCATTCGACAATTGATATAGCTCTGGTGCCTATCAACTTGGTGTGCTTTACGTGGTATCCAGACCACCCCTTGCCATACTTCCCCCACACCGTTCGCCCCGGGGATTGTGCTTGTGACGCTTAGTAGCACTTACGATGTTAGCCCCTAGGTATCTAGCCATAAACCAACTAACAAAGGTTATAAAAAACAAAAGCCCACACAGGGTCGGTGCAGGCAATCGTTTTTATTAACTAAAATAAAACAAAACTTCTTTGATTTACTATTGACCCTGTAAATCTTATGCAAAGATAAAAACTATTTCTAAAATTCAAAATCATTTTGATTATTTTTTTTATCCACATTCTGTTTAGGTTCAAATTTATTTACTTGTAATCCTTTTTCAGTTATGGTTAATTTCAGCTGATTGCCGTATTTATCAGACTTCATTAACTGATCAGCATTATCACCAACCCAATCGAATAGCATAGTCGGTGTAATAATAAGCTCACCAATGACCCAAGATGGGGCGGTGTCTTTCTTTTTAAAAAATAGTATGCCTTTTGGGTACACGTTTGTCTTTTCACTCATAAATTGTTTTTAAAATAATTATCAATAATTTGTTTGGCTTGTTCAAAACCGATTGCAAATGTAGCATAATAATTTGACTTTAATAACTGTTTGTGAACCTTATTCTGTTGCTCAAGATGTTCAGACTTAAATGTGATACCATCTTTTTTAAATAGCTTTTCACCTGTTTTCTTTAATTCAATTAGTAAAGCATGATATTTATCATTAGCGTGGAAAATTGTAATATCTGGAAAACCTTTACAGGATTGGAGCTGTTGATGTGCGACCGCCTGGCCTATTCTAAGTTTAATGCCAGCGGAATAGTCAGTCCGAAAAATAACATTTGGATATTGCGCTTTAATGTAAGCTACTATTTGTTTATGTTCTATTTTTTCACTCATTAGGCAAAGGTACTAAAATACCTAAACAAAACTATTTTACTCTTTTTAACAATTAATTTATGAAACAAATTTGTTTTTATCAAAATAGGGTTTATATTTGCATATCGTTATTAACTAAACAACTAAAAACAAAAATTAATGAGTAATTTAGCAATTAAAACACAAATATCACCCTTATTAGGAGTTGTAGGTCGGTCAATAATCGAAAGCATCCAAAGCGAAAAGATAACCGATTTGTTTGAACAGGATAAGGACCGTTTAAAAAAAGAGGTTGCTGAAATATTATTGAAGGCATACAACGACCTCAATAAAACATTTACACAAAAAGAGGCTCAAACCTTATTGGATGGAGTTATTTTGAATTGTATCAATACTTATGGGCAATTAAAGATTGGTGAGCTTAAATATGCAGTTGAACATGGCATAAGAGGCGAATATGGTGAGTATTATGGATTCAGTGTGGTCACTATCCATAAGTTCATTAAAGCCTACAAGGAGAGCGAAGATAGGGCGGAGGCATTGCGTAAACAGATCCAGTATGAAGATTCCATAAAAATCAAACCAGTGACTGAAATTGACAAGGCTGAAATTGAAAAAGAGTTTTGGGAAAATGAAAAGATTAAGATTGCTGAATATCAAAAGACAAAAAAATTATATATTGAGCTTCCAATATTTCATTTTAAAATGTACGAAGAGTCTGGATTAATTCAACTTGAAAAAGGCATGAAGGCACAATACTTTGACAAAGCTAAAAACGTCTTTCTTAAGACAACTGATTTTGAGAATAAAGAAAATAGAATACTTAGAAACAAAATTTATGAAGGTATTGAATTGACACTTGATGAAAAGAGAAGGCTGTCTACAATCGCCTGCAAGCTGATACTTGAAGATGAATTTTTGAGAAATGATTTATTAACTAAAATAAAATAACGGCATCTGCTTTGCGAAGTGGCGGTTTTGGAACACGTCAGCTTCAATTTAGCACTACCGTTCAATAGAATTACAAGGGTTCAACTTAGCACTTCACCCGCCATTTTGCAAAGCAAGTGTTATAAACTGTTTTTAATATGCAAGATAAAAAGCAAAAATTAATGAATCAAATTGATAGACTTGACCGCTGTATTTCAGAACTTGAAATAACAGCAAATAACTTTTATGAACCACAAGGTGAACTGCTTAAGGGGTGGAATTTACTTCTATCAATGAGAGATAAGTTAACCAAGTTTAGAGATAAACATTGGCAAATGTACGATAAGCTAAAATAGTTTATAACTCTTATATACACGCAACTACTACAATGTATAAACAATAATTATCAAACATATAACCTTTTAAAACAAAATAAAATAAAACAAAATGAACAAAGAAAAATCAATCAAACAAGCACAGGAGGCTAAAAGGAATCACTATTTAAACTGCTTTAATTTTGCGGTTAAATGGATTAAAAAAACTAATCTAAGTAAGTTTAGCAGTGAAGATATTATAGAGGCTTATGATGCCACAAATGAGCCGAAGCCAGCCGAAAAAAGGGTATGGGGTTCTGTTATACGAGAACTTGCAAAAGCCAATGTAATTCGATTCAAAGAATACGGAATTTATAAAAAACTATCTGGACACGCTAAACCTATTTATATCTGGCAAAAGTTTTGATAATTAAAAAACTTTAATAAATTTGCAAAATAAAATAATAAGATGGTAAAGCAATTGATACTAAAAACGGAGGTCAAAGAAAAATTAAAAAATGATGAATCCTTAATGTTGGCTATTGCTAGTTTAACGGATGGTAAGATCTCGACAGTGATTAGGCAAATTAAAGATAATCACATTAACATACTTAGATACCCTGCTCTATTGACTATTTCAGAAAGATTGGATATTCCAGTTAGTGAGTTAGTAGAGGAAGTGGATGGGGAGTAAGGGAAAGGTATATAAGCAGTATCGGAGTGAGTAGCACAGCAATATGAGTAAAAAATTAGAAATATTAAAAAATTCACTTGCAAAAAAAGAGCAAGAGTTACAACGCAGATTTGATGTGCATTTTGCAACCGTAAAACAAGCCAATGGACAACCGTTAAATGATAAAAGAAACGGACAAGCCACTTTAAATAAATGGGAACGACAAAACGATGCAATACGAACAGCAAAAGAAAATATTGAAAAAACAAAACGAGCCATAGAATTTGAGGAAGGAAAAATAAAAGGTGTTGAACTCTTAAACGGATATATTCCAAAAGAAATATTGGCACTTGTAGAAAGTGGCGAACTAATCCAATGGCGAAAACATCCACATACTTTTTTTGTCGCTGGTGTTGATAAGGCTCGTATTGTTTGGCTTGAAAAAACTAAAAATGTTGGACACAAATTTTTCAGCGAAATAAAAGAACAAGAACAAAAAACAAAATTTGTCAGGGTGTTCAATCCGTTGGGTGCTGTTTTAAATGGTAGGTAACTGTTCAATACACGCACTTTCTTGTCTAATAACAGACTGATAATTAATAACAATTTTGACAACTAAAACAAAACAAAAGTATGAATCAAAAACAAACAATGGCAAACTTGCATTTAGCGGTTTGTGTACGAGGCAACGCTACAAGTGAAGTCTACATCAGCGACCAGATAGCCTCTCTTATTAAGTCATTCTTAGGAATTGAAAAACAAGATTTATTTTCCAAAAATCGAAAACGTGAAATTGCATTAGGTCGGCATCTATACCGATACCTTTTAAGAATTTATTTGCCAGTTGAAAAAAATAGTTTAAATCTAATTGGTCAGCTTTCAAATTCAGATCACAGCACGGTAATCCACAGCATTAGGCAAATTAGGAATCTGTTTAGTTGCACAGATGATTTTTCATTAGCATATTCAGAAAAATTCACTAATATTGAAAACAAACTAAAAGATATGCTAACTTATGCTAGAAGCTAATTTAAGGGGTGTAATAATTCAAATCCCTACATCTTGGAGTGACGTTCCTTTTAAAAATTACATAAAGTTTTTAGATTGTGATTTCACACCGAAGTCAGTAGTTATGGCTTTAACGTCTATAAACTCAAACGACTATGATAGGCTTACTATTGCAGACTTAGGAGCTATCAATATTGCTTTATCATTTACAACCGATTTGCCAAATGCCTTTATTTCAGATGAAGATATAAAAAAAATAGATATCGGCTTTGAAACTTATGGCAAAATTGAACTATGCAAGGCTAAACTAATTGAAGTTGATAAACCATTCAAATCATTAATAACTATCTGTTCGACTTATCTTGAACGTGATATAAGCAACGAGCCAACCTCCACTATTTATCCCATCGGATGTTTTTTTTTGACCAAATTAATAGCTTTTTCGAGAAATACCAACGCCTTAATGACTATAAGCCATCGGCATTAGAAGAACTGGCAGATGTTGACCAGTTGAAAAAGTATGGCGCGAAAATTACTATTAAAAGTTTGTGCGATAAATTCCATAAAACAATGGGAGAAGTTCTGGCCATGAGAGCTGAAGAGGTGTATGAATACTTGCTTATAGACTTTGAAGAGCATCAATATGCTAAGAGATTAGACCAAGCTTCTAAACACATAAATAAATAATTTAACATTTTTTAAGAATATTTTTATCAAATAAATTTGTTTTTATGGGAATAGCTTGTATATTTGCATATCGAAATTAATTAACAAACAATTTAAAAAATAGAAATTATGATAACTTTAAAAGTAACAAGACACAAAGGAACAGAAGTTGAAGAAATTATGTTTGAATTTACTGCTAAAACTAAAAAAGAAGTTAATGCAGAATTTGTAAAAAAACAAGGTTGGATGTATAAAGATAAAAACAGAACTTATGAATATATTAAAAACTAAAAAGAAAAAAGAAACGAGAGGGGGCAAACGCTCCTTCTCTGGTCGTAAAAAAGCAGACTACGAAACAAAAACAATTGCCTTTAGATAATTAATTAACAAACAAAAACAAAACAAAAATGGAAACTTTAGAAAACTACGAAGTAAAGATGCAAGGCATTAGTTACTTTATTGATTGCACTATCTTTGAAAATTCAGATGGCACAATGGGCGAAATAGAATTTAAAAAAGTAGAAGTTGAGGACTTGAATGGGGATGAAGGGTTTATTGAAATAACAGACCCTATGACGTTGCAAGTTTTAAAAGAAATTATAAAAATTGATTTTGATGACAAGTTCCGAGATTTAGAACAGGAAAGTCACATTCGATTTTTAGACAAATTATGGAACGAAAGATAATTATTAACAAAACAAAATAAAACAAAATGAAACAACTTGCAACCCTCCCCAGCTATGAAGATTTAATTAGCGATTTGAGCACTGCTAAACAAGCAGACCAGCTGAATGTATTACTCAATCAAAACCCTCCCGAAAAGTGGGTTAAAAAGCATCCATTCATTAAAGATTACAACTATCTACCAATTGACAAAGTAGAATTTCTTTTGAA